CGGGATCAGGCCGAACCGGCTCGCCAGCCGGTCCGGCCCGATTCTCAGTTCTCGGCGAACTTCAGAAGCTTGATTGCCTTGAAGTCGGTGATGTCGCCGCCGACGCGCTTGGTCGCGTAGAACAACACGTTCGGTTTGGCGCTGAACGGGTCGCGCAGCACGCGCAGGTCCGGCCGCTCGGCAATGGTGTAACCGGCACGGAAGTCGCCGAAGGCGATAGCATGGGCGTCGGGGCCGATATCCGGCATGTCCTCGGCGACGAGCACCGGGTAGCCCATCAGCCGCGCAGGCTCGCCGGCCGCCAGCCCGTCCGACCACAGGAAGCGGCCGTCGGCGTCCTTCATCTTGCGCACGGCGCCGGCGGTCTTGGAATTCATCACGAAGACCGCGTTGGCGCGATAGCCGGCGTCCAGCGCATAGACCAGGTCGACGATCGCGTCGGCCGAGTTCGTCGCCGCGAAATCGCCTGTCGCGCCGGTCGCGACATAGCCCAGTTCGCCCCAGTCGGCGACGTTGTCCGACACGATCGCATGGTCGAGGAACCCGCGCGGCTTGTCGACGCCGTCGCCGTGGATGAATGCCGCGGCCTCGGCGCGCGCGAACTTCTGCGCGATCCGCTCGGCAAGCCAGCCCTCGACGTCGAAGGCGCTGTCTTCTAGCAGGCGCTGGCTCGCCTTCGGCATCGCCGAGAGTTCGTGCAGACGGATCGAGATGCGGTCCAGCACCGGCGTCGAGCTGTCCGAGACCGGGTCGGTCTCGCTCGCCCAGCCCGAGCCGATCTCGCTGTGATCGACGAGCACGTCGAAGCTCGAGGCCTCGACCTGGACGACATTGGCGATCGAACGCAGCGACGACGCGGCATAGAGCACGCCGCGGATGCGGTCGCTTGTCTGCGGGTCGACGAGGTAGCCGCCCTCGGAATTGACGGCGGTGTTCATGCCCTTGCCTTCCAGCACGAGGCCGCGCAGGGCGTCGTCGTCGCCCGAGCGGAGATAGGCGTCAAACGCCTTGAGGTGCAGGTTCTCACCGGCGTCACCGGCCGACAGCGCCGGGCGATGGGTCTTGATCGAAAGTTTGCGGTCCAGCATTGTCAGACGCTCGTCGTGTTGTTTCAGATTGCTCTTGATCTCGGCGCGGAAGGACTTGATCTCGTTCACGAAACCGTCCAGTGCCGACTTCAGTTGACGCGCCTCGCCGCCAGGCTCGAGCGCCGTCCCCATCTCCTGGCCGTAGCCCGGAACCTGTGGTGTCATGGCTGCCATCCTTGTCTGATTGCACCATTCGTTGCGCCGGGTCCGCCCGGCCTCGGGGCGGGGACGAAACCCTGCCCGCCTGCGTCGCGCCGACCGCGGCCGTCGCGCCGTATCCGGATGCGAACGCGGTGCATCCCGATCATTCCCTCAACGCCGCGCGCGCGGCCTCAAGGCCCTCGGCGAGGGTGCTCATCATGCGCGCCGAAGCGTTGTCGAACCCGGCTCGCTTGGCTGCGACGCGCGCCACCGAAAGCATCGGAAACGTCACCAGCGACACTTCCCACAGGTCGAGTTCCAGCAGCTTCCGCCCGCCGCCCGGCAACTTCTCGGCCTTGACCGTCCGGTAGCCAATGGACAGCCCGTCGACCGCGCCCGCCTCCATCAGCGCCACCGCCTCGCGGCCCCGCGCGACCTCGGTCAGCAACCGGCCCTTCACCCACAACCCGCGCGTATCCTCGCGCACCTCGTCCCAGACGCCGATCGGCTGGGTCGCGTCGTGCTGCCAGAGCATCCGCACGCGCCCGCCTGCCACCCCGAGCCTTTCCAGCGACGCGGCGTAGGCGCCGGGCATGACAATGTCGCCACCCTGGTCGCGCTCGCCGAAGATTGAGGCGTAACCGGCGACGATCGAGCCGTCCTGCACCTTGAGCCCCGCGTCGGGACGGCGAAACTTGGTCTCCCACATCGTCCGATGCCCTCTCAGAACCGCGTCGCAACCAGGGCAAGCGCCCCGTGCATCAACACCCCGGCCGCGACCCCGTAGACCGCCAGCCACAGCCGCTTCTCCAGCCGCTCGATCGCCGCCTCGATCCGGCTCAGCCGGTATTCGAGGCCGGCCCGGCGCTCCTCCTCCACCCGCTCCTGCGCATCGATCCGCGCCTGCGCCAGATCGAAACTGTCATAGAGGAACCGCGAGCCGCCCACGGTGCGTCGCGCGACGTTCATGTGTCCTCCGCCAGCCGCGGCAGCCCCAGAAGCACGCGCTTCTCGGCATCGGTGAGGAAGCTTGCCTCGCTCACGCGGCGCCACTGCTGCTCGCGCTCGGTCGCCAACGCTGGAACCTGGTCGAGGTCCGGTTTCAGCTCGACCGCCTCGCCGGCATGCCCGGCGAGCCAGTATCCCAGCGCCGCGGTCACCTTCGCCGCCAGCGGCAGGACCGTCAGCCGGTAGAAGGCCCGGTTCGCCTCCTGGTAATTTGCATAGGTCGCATCGCCCGGAATACCCATCAGCATTGGCGGCACGCCGAAGGCGATCGCGATCTCGCGCGCCGCGGCTTCCTTCGTCTTGTGAAATTCCATGTCCGAGGGCGAAAAACCCATCGGTTTCCAGTCGAGCCCGCCTTCCAGCAGCATCGGGCGACCGGCATTTCGCGCACCCATGTGGTGCATCTCCATCTCGGATTGGAGCCGTTCGAACTGCTCGTTCGACATCGTCCCCTGTCCTTCGGCGCCCTTGTAGATGATCGCGCCCGAGGGGCGGGCGGCATTGTCCAGAAGCGCCTTCGACCAGCGCGACGCGGCGTTGTGCACGTCGATGGCCGTCGCCGCGGCCTCCAGCGGCGACAGCCCGTAATGGTCGTCGGCCGGGTGGTAGGCGCGGATATGGCAGATCGGCATCTCGGTAGTTTCCGCGCCCATCACGAAGCGGTGCTTGCGGCCGCCGACCGCGTAGTCATAGGCCTGCGGCCAGCCATCCGGTCCGGGCACCACGCTCATCCGGTCGGCGCGCAGCACGTGCAACTCAGCCGGGAGCCCGCCTGCCGGCGCCACCGCCTCGACGTAGGCGTTTCCCGACAGCAGGAGCTGCGCGTAGATCGCCTCGAGGAATTCAGCCTTGCCCTGCACAGGATTCGGTCGCCGGATCAGTGACAGCAGCGGATGCTGCTCGTAGCGCCGCTCGGCATCCTGCAGGATCAGCGGCAATGCAGCCGCCGCTTCCGAGATCAGACGGACGACGCGGAATCCCATCGGATTTCCCTGAAAGCCGACGCGGCTCAGCGAGGCGGTGTCGCGCGCGGTCCAGCTGACCCTCGTCGCCGCCTGGATCGCAGCGACCTTGCCGATCGGGCCCGCCGTCAGCGGGCCGACCGCCGATGCCTTGGCTTCGGGCACCGTCGCGGCCGATCGGCGAAAGAAATCGAACATGCGAAACCTCTCCGTTTGCCAGTGCGGTGCCGGTGCGGCGGCAGGGGCCGCTTTCCAGACATGACGTCCCGCCGGACCCAGACGTCCCGAACCGACGCCCCATCGGTCACGCAGGGTTTTCTGCCAATTTTCTGAACAAGCGAAAACGCGAACGTACGCTGCACGCGCAACGGCCCGGACAGCGACCCCGGGCCGCGGCTCAGGCGACCAGCGCCTCGGCCCGTTTCAGGTCCACGCTGACCAGCTGGCTCACGCCCAGCTCGGCCATCGTCACGCCGAACAGCCGGTCCATCCGCGCCATGGTGATCGCGTTGTGGGTGATGATCAGAAAGCGCGTCTCGGTGCGGCGCGTCATCTCGTCCAGGAGGTCGCAGAAACGCACCACGTTCGCGTCGTCGAGCGGCGCGTCGACCTCGTCGAGCACGCAGATCGGCGCCGGGTTGGCCAGGAACACCGCGAAGATCAGCGCCAGCGCGGTCAGCGTCTGCTCGCCGCCCGAAAGCAGGCTCAGCGAGGCGAGCTTCTTCCCCGGCGGTTGGCACAGGATCTCGAGCCCCGCCTCCAGCGGGTCGTCAGACTCGACCAGGACGAGGCGCGCCTCGCCGCCGCCGAAGAGATGCGTGAAGAGCGTGCCGAAATTCGCGTTCACCTGGTCGAAGGCGGCCAGGAGCCGCTCGCGCCCCTCGCGGTTGAGCGCGCCGATCCCCGCCCGCAGCTTGGCGACCGCGGCTTCCAGATCGGCGCGTTCGCGGATCAGCGCGTCGTGCTCGGCCTGCAACTCGCGCGCATCCTCCTCGGCCCGCAGGTTCACCGCCCCCAGCGCGTCGCGGGCCCGGCGCAGCCGCGCGATCTCCTGCTCCAGCGCCTCGGCAGCGGGCATGGTCTCGGGGTCCACGTCGAGACGCGTGAGCAGCGCCTGCGGCGTCGTCTCGAGTTCCTCCCCGATCCGGTCCGCGGCCGCCTGCACGGCCTCGGCGGCGGCGTCGACGCGGGTCTCGGCGCGGGC